GGCTGCCGGCCGCCAGGGCAGCGCCGCGCCCAGGAACGCCGCGCCGATCCAGCCCAGCAGCAGCACCGGGTCCACATCAGGGCGCGCCCATTGCCATGAGCGCAAAAGCGGCAGCATCATCCGCGCCGGGTTGTGCTCATCCGCCACGGGCGAGGGCCAGGGCGCGGAAATCGCGGGCCGCGTCGGGTAGACATGGCTGCCGACCTCGCACGGCTTGAATGTGTGCATCCTGGCCTGATCGTCCGCGCGGATCATGCGCGTGCCGGCATGGAAGATCAGCGCGCCGTCCGCCGTGCGCCACATGCCGCGCCCGCGCACATGATCGGCCTGGTCCCACGGCCCTTTCGCCGAACACGCGCGCACCAGCACGCGCGCGCACCACATCGCGTCGAAACCGTCGACATTGCCCTTCTGGCCCCAGCGCGGCCAGGCCCAGCACATATAGTCTCCATCGCCGTTGAACAGGCCGAGCAGATGCCCTTTGCCATAGGGCGGGGCGATGTCTTGGATTTGCCCGATGGTGTCGATGAAATAGCAGATATTGCCCTGCACCCCCAGCGGGATGACGGGGCAGTCCGGCGGCAATCCAAGCTGGTCCGGCTCCCATTCGCCATGCTTGTGATAGGCCTTGGGCGGCGGCACCACGCAGGCCGGCTCGGCATCGGCGACCATCGCCTGCACGGCAGCGGCACCCCCGGATCGAGGTTCGAGGGCAGGCCCGCCGGGCGCGGATTTGGTCTTCTTCCTGGCCGTCACGCCGCGCCCTCCATTCATAAGCTTCGACTATCGCCGCGCCGGGGCTGTGATGCGCCGCGGCTCAGTCGCACCACTTTTTCTTCGCTGTCCAGCGCCCCTCCGTCCGTCCATGCGGATCGAGCCGCCAGCCCTGCACGCGCCTCCTGTCGCTCCGCCTCGTCAACCTGCGCGCGTATCTCCAGCCACACGGCCCGGAATGCGATATGCGCTGCGCGCACCGCTGGCGGCAACTCTGCCCAGATAAGAGGGTCGGGGCCGTGCCAATGGCGATGGACGGCGAGCTGATAGAGCGCCTCTGCCGGCGCGTCCGGGGTTTCTTCGAGCTGGCTGGCGAAGCTGGCGAGCACCAGGCCCACGAATTTTCCGGACCGCGTTGTCCATCGGTGCCAGCCCGTCGCGCCGCCGCAGGAGAGGAACACCGCGCGCGCAGCCGCCCCGGCCGCCGGAGTGATATGCTGGCGACCGAAGGCTCTACAAACCTGATCATCAGGGCGCGTCACCTCAGCTCTCCCCTTCAAAAAGCCCCGGACGCGCTGGGGTGCGCCCGGGGCCGCACCGCGAACTGCTCGGTGATAAGCGGCTCCCCATTGCGAAGCACGGTGCTTGCAACCTTAGCTGGTGTACGGCACTGTTGCTTCGGTGTTCAGGATGGCATCGCAGCGGCGCAAAGGGATGCCGCCAAAGGTCAGCACGCGCTTGCCGCCTAGCTGGTCGACCGTCAGGTTGACATTCTTTGCGTTTTTCATTTGCCGGTCGAGCGCGCTGATGATGTGGCGGTTGGCATAAAACGCCGGTCGTCCTGCGTTCAGCGACGGCGGCAGGTGCATCGCGCGCGTCATGAGGTCGACCAGGTCAGCTCCGGAGGACGCGTCCCCACTCAGCTCGGACACTTTGATGTTGGCGATGCGCACGATGTAGCGCCAGTCACGCACGGCGATGCCGCATTTCCACTGGTAATGGGAGCGATAGGCCTGCATCCGGCCGCCTTCGCCATCGACGTCCTCGATGGTCACTTCGCCCATGTCGGTAATTCTCAGACCGGCGCGCGTGCCCTTCGGATAAATCCCATGGATCCCATGAGGCACCCACACGATCAGCCACACCGATGTGTTGTCCGATCCGGAGCCGCCGCCATGCAGCACGTTTTCGCCGCTGGGCACGGTCGCCGGGTTGCGCTCGTTGAAGCGCGGCGCGAGGCCGGTGAAGGCCTCCGGCTTGGTGCCTTCGTTGCCATAGAACAGCGTGGAGGCCTTTTCCTGGCTCATGGCCTCGATATGCGCAGCGTCCTCGCTCAGCCGGAAGCTGGGCGTGTTGCCGTTCAGCTCGGCAAGGTCCCGGTCAACTTCGGAGTAGGCCTCCAGCATGCCCGTATTCTCGGTGACAGGAACGGTGGTCGAGCGGGTCGGTTGAACGCCCTCATAAATCTTTCGCCAGGTCGGCTCGGGAATGCCTGAGCGGATTGTGGTGCGGTGGCCGGTCGGCAGATTGCCCTCCAGCCACGGCATATCGTCCAGAACCTCGTTCGTTTCGCTCAGGATCTCGACGATCGGCGCGATCGAGCCGTCCGGGTCCATTCTGTTGGCCAGATCCGCCAGTGTCGGAAATTCGGTCCCCAGCGTCGCCATGGTTTAGTTCCCTCTGTTGCCCTTCACGGCGGGCGTTAATGCTAGCGTCGGCCGCCGGCCTTCGAGGCGGCAATGCTCATGCTCGGAAACAAGCTCTGCAGCCGGCGATCGCGCTCGTCCAAGCCGTCGCCGCCACCTTGGCCGCCGCCCTGCAGGCCGTGCTCGCCGGTCGCCTTGAGCAGCTTCTCAAGCGCCACCACGCCCTCGGCACTGGCGGCCAAGGCCGTCACGACATTGCCTTCGGCCTGATTAAGCACGCCGCGCTTCACCAGCCCCTGGACCTGGTCAATCGCAGCATTGACGCGCTTGGCAGCCTGCCCCCTAGCCTGAACCGGGTCTGACACGCCCGGCGCGAGCCTTCGCAACTCTTCCTCGACATTGATCGGCTCATCGAGCAGGCCGTTTTCGCTCACCTGCGCATAGAGCTCGGCGATGGCACCGTTGAACTGCTCATTGCTGAGACCATGTTTGTGGGCGATTTCGCGCCAGATCGGCAGCACTTGATCGTCGCTTAGGTCCCCGAACTTCTCCTTGAAGTCGTCGGGCAAGCTCAGCTCGTAGCCATCCGGCGCTTCCGGCGGCTGCGGCTGTTCGCTCAGCTTGCTGGCCAGGTTCGCGATCGTTTCCTGGTTGTTCTGCCCCTTCAGCTCTGCGAGGTGTTCCGGTGCGCTTTCCGGCCAATAGACCTCGCCCGCGCCATCCTCATTGCCGGCTTCGCCCGCGCCCATTCCTGCTTCTGCGCCATCGACCGCGCGCAGCACCTGAAAAAGTTCGTCGAAATTCGTCATCGATTGCCTCCGAGAGTTTGTCTCATCGACGTCAAAGCCGACCTGCGCGGCGTCCGCGTGCCACCTAGCCGGGTGTTCTCGTCGTCGTCGACGAACGCCAGCAGGCCGCGCCCGCCCTGGCGCAGCGCCGCCTGACCGGCGGCCACCTTGTTCTGCTTGCGCCGCTGCTCGCGGATCTGGCGCATCTGCGCTTGCTCCGCATCGCTCGGGCCGAACAACCCTTTCACGACGTCGCCCATAAGCACTCCATCAGCTTGATCGCCTCATCACCGGCCCGGCCGGACGAAACCTGTGTAAAACCCTGCAATGCGCTCATTCGCAGGCCTCGCGCTGGCGACTGCTGTCAACTTTTTGGCCGGTCGTCTGGAACAGTTCCGGCTGTGCGTCGCGCTCCTGCGCGAGCACGAAGCGTTGGCCTGCCCGATCGCGGATCAGGCGGCGTTCGTTAGCCAAATGCCGGCGCCGCTCGTCGAGCGCTTTCTTTTCAGCCTCAATTTTGTGGAGCATTTCGCGCTCTTCTTGCAAAAGGTACGGCTGCCAGTCACGCTTACTCCGTCTCGCTTTCTCGCTCATTGCATTTGCCTCCAGATCGCGAGGCGGCACCCCCACCCCACGGCCAACTTTCAAATTTTAACGCACCTCGCACGCTGGCAACAATTTAGCAAAACCCTGTCACGGTGCGGAGGTACCTCCCTGGAAAAGAGACGACGTCCGATTTTCCGGGGCACCCCCCGGCCTGGCGCGGTGCAAATTGATGGGGGGAGGGGGGCGGCGATCGAAGCCGGGCGCGACGCGCGCACAGCGCCAGGAGCATGCGGCGGCTGATCTTTCATCAGTCAGCCAGGCGCGGATTATCGTTGCGCATCAAAGCGATAGTTCGCCCATCCGACTTTTAGCCGTCCGACTTTGCGGCCTCGCCTTCGATAACCCCTTGATTTTGCTTGCCTTCATTGCCCGCCAGCGGAGGCCTGTCGCCCCGCTCGCATCGCTCTCGATGCGCTGTTCGGCTTGGGCCTGGACGCGGGTATCAGCGGCGCGCGCCAGCTCGTCGGCCAGCCTCAAGGGTGTATGTTGAGCAGACACCCTTCGCCAGCTCGGGAACCCAGCCGCTGCGCACTGGCACGTTGCCCGGCGGCGCGCATCGAGGGCTGCTCGTCTGCGCCCGCGGCCCCGGCTGTGCGCGGCGCGATCCGCGAAGCCCCACGGTTCCGCGCCCATAAACGCCCCCTATTTTATCCAAGCCCCTGATCTGGCGCGCTTTTCTCGCCCCAGTAACACCGAGCGCGGCTTCGGTAACGCTGCTTGCGGCTCTGCGTTACCGGATAAGCCCATGAAAACACTCATCTATCTCTCTTTAGTAACGGGGTAACGCGGTAACGACACGCCCACGCACGCGCGCTCGCACCCGTTCTAGTTCTCCGCGCGCACGCGTATACGCGCGAGATGCAGCGTTACCGCGTTACCGCGTTACCGATGCCGATTTTGTCTCTGAAATCAATGGTTTAGATGGTAACGCTGGCGGTAACGCTTGCCATGACCATGTGTTACCGCCCTAGCCCTCGTCCGGAAATCACTACTCGCAGAATAAGGGTCCGGGTAGGCTGTCAACTTTCGGCGTGGGGTGTGGGTGGACGGGGTACGATGGGCGCGCGGGATCAATGCTTGCGAAGATTTGCGCAGTGATCGGAAATACGTAAAGCGTGCAAGGGGTGACTGTAGAAATACTATGGTGCGCAATTCACAAAGCTGGGGACAGATGCGCCTCATCGGGGTGGTGAAAGCGAAAGTCGTCAACTCTTAGAACGGGGTCGGGGTGGGCGGTGGGCCAAGGGCACCAGGGCAATACCCTAGGTTTAATCTAGGGAACCCCCCCTGGTTCCCTAAGTTCAACTGACGGAACTCGGAGGGTTCCGTCGGTTTAACCGACGGTATTAGCGGCCAGCGCGGGCGCGATGGGCGCGCGCTGCGGGCTGTCACGAACACTCAGACAATTGTCGCGCCGCGATCATGAATGCTCGCGGCGCGCGGTTTTTCACTTGATGATTATTTGTCAGGCCATCTCGGCCAGATCAGGCGCGGGCGCGCCTTCATCGAGGAAACGCAGCGGGATGAACGTCACCCGGTAGTTCACCATCCCGAACCTGGCGCGGTGCGCGCGCGCGCCAGTCAGCTTGCGCAGCA